GAATATCCCCACCCATAGACATTCCTCCGTCTGCTCTAAAGAAATCTTCTCCCGTGAAACTTAAATCTTGGTCGATGAATCCGTCAGCATTTGAGAAAGACTCCATTGCACTTTGACGTGCATTGCTTAAATATCTTCTTACGTTTGACATTTTAATTTAATTTTATGATTTAATAATTTTTTTCTAAACTCGGTTTGATACCAAATTATGCTTTTGCGTCAGCAGATGAGTCAACTTTTTTTGCTAACAATGTTGTTTGAACATAATTTGCAATTAACACACCCACAACAACTACGGCAACACTTTTTAATAAAGGAACAATTTCGTTTTTCATTACAGAATGATTTTTCGATTAAACTTATTTTTAATGATAATTATTTGCAGAAATAATATCAAGCCAAATTTATAATATAAAATTGCGTTGTCTATTAATTAACGCCTACTTTATCTTAAACAAATTTTTTTAAAACTATTTTAAATTAATTTCAAAAAAAAACGCACCTTATTGGTGCGCTTCGTTTTATTGTTTAATTATAAGTAAAGTTGTGGAAACTACTCCTAACAGGGAAAGCAGTTTATAAAGAAAGGTTGTTGTCTTTTGTTTGGAGAGAGCCTTTTTATATGTATTAGAAATTTCCTCCTGCTTGGTAAACATTTCGTCTTTCTTTGAGATAATCAAATTAAGTTTCTCTTTTTGCGTACCTAAAGTGTTAATAATACTGTCTTTAAATACAACTTCTTTTTTGGTTAAAGCCAAATTACTTCTAACTAACTTTATTTCTGCTTTGCAAACATCTCCACTTACAAGGTCTTTTGCTATAAACCTTGCTATTGAAGTATCTATAACTACTTTATTTTCCTGTGTTTGTAGTGGAAGAGATTTGTATGGAGTAACGGTCTGTGAAATACTGCTCCCACATACGAGCATCATAAGACTTAAACTTATCAATTTGAATTTTTTCATCTTTTTTTAAATTATCTATTTTGGTGTTATTAATAGTTACTGCTTCGTGTATATTTTTAATTTCATAATTAAAAGTTTCAATTTTTTTGTCCAAAGCCTTTTCAGATTTGTGAATTTCTTCAACCTCATCTTTTAAATTTGAAATTTCTTCCTTTATGTAGTTAACCTTTAATGCTTCTTTACCATTACCTACTACACTAAATAATTGAAAAACCAAAAGAATTCCTGCTATAATTAAAAGCAAGTTAATCCTATTAGATAATATGTTTTTTAAATCTTCCATTGCTAATAAGGTTGATAAACAGTTTTTCCTGCGCTTTTTATTGCTCTTAAAACTTGCTTACGTTGCTTTCCTGTCGATTCGTATGAAACGTGTACCCAATCAGGATTATCTTTAGTCCCGAACTCAAAAATGAGTTGGTCAAATGTTAAGTTAGCTTTGATATAATCAAAAACCATTTTATTTGTTACACCATTTTTAGTTCCGTCCATATCAATATCTATTGCCTTACCTTGACAATGTTGACTTGTTAGTGAACCACCAATCGCTTTATTAAGTTCCTTACTTCTATAACCCGAACTAATCATTATTGGTACGCCAAAATGTTTGCGTATTGGCTCAAATATATTTTCAGCCAATTTTTTAAAGTTTTCAATGTGTTCAGGAGTAGGCATATTGCTAATACCTTTTCTTTTTGCCATATCGCTACGAGTAACTTCTGACAAGTCTAAATGCTCTGATAATTTCATAATTTTATTTTTTAGTTGTTTTGTTATTCAGGAGAGTTTTCTTCGTTTTTAGCAACAGGCTCTTTCTTTGAAAATATCCTTTCAAAACCTGTAATACCTAATGCTCCAAATGATAAAAATGCTACCGCCTGAACTAAAGTATCGCTTGGCGCATTGTCAACGTGAGTGAAACTATTCGCAAAAAGTGTTGCGAATAATGTAAAAGCCCCAACTATACCAACAAGTCTTTTAGAACTTGGTTCTGATTTTTCACAAAAAAACTTTGTAAAAAACCATCTTTCTTGTTTTTTCTTTTCCATAACTTTAATTTTTTTTAATTAGTACTTAATTTAATTAAAGTTTCTTGGTATGGATTTATTTTGTTTCAAAATTAAAAAAATACTAACAATTATTCGTTAATTCATTTTCTTTTTTTATTGCTTCCCATTCTTTGATTTCGTCTTTTGTAAGTCGTTCATAAGCAAAAAAGCCGTAAAGCAATTTTTGATAGTTGTCAAGTTCTGAAAATTTTACGGGGTTAATATGGAAATAAACAAAGCCAAAAAACAAAGCCGAAACAGTAAGAGCGTACAAAATCCAAATTAATGGTGTAGGCGTAGGAAAGTTATCGTTTAAAGCGTTTGCCATTCCTGTAATTACAAAAAGTGGAAAAATTATTCTACTTGCTCTTGGAGCGTTGTAGCATTTTCCAAATAACTTGATTTGGTAGTCAAGCACAAAATTTTTAACTAAAAACTTTCTCATAGTCTGTTAATTTAATTGTTAATATTTATCCGATATATTGCTTCATTAGCAATTGCGTTTTATGTTTTAATGCGCCCTCAAGTGTTAACGGTTTTGTAGAAACAAGTGGGTTTTTAATTGTTAAAGGTACTAAAAATTTCTTTCGATTTGAAATTAGATAGTTCTCTATAATTTTTTGAAACTTTGGTTTGTCTTTTACTAATATCTTTTCATCGTCAATGTCAACATACACAAAAATCCTTTTATCTCCGTTTTCATATTCAGAATTCACATACGCTTCAACTAATAATAATAATTCTAACTTCTCTTCATACTTGTTATGGTGTTTTATAACGTCATCTGTAATTTTGTGAAATCTCAAAAAATTCAAATTCTGCCAAATTTTAGGCGATATTCTTCCTATTGATTGAAAATGAAGAATAATGTCAAGGTCAGAATGTCTATTAGTGCAAATTGCTCCAACTAAATCATTTGGGAGGTAATCGCTTATATACCTATTAATATCTTCGATAAGCAACAAACCACCTCTATAATCACTTAATATTTTAAATAGTAACTCTTGGATTTCTCTTAAAGTCATTTTAACACCGTTATCGTGAAATGGTCTAATTCTTCTTGCTTCAATTTTAGGGTGCATTGAAAATCTAATAATATCAGATTGTTTTAATGCTTTAAATTCTTCAAATTCGTCATTAACATCAAGAATTAATGCACGTCTTGCAGGAATTCCTTTAACGGGATTACCTAATACATATTGTTTAATCATTTTGGTAGTAGTATAGGTTTTTCCACAACCTTTCCTACCTACCGCAACTCCTAATTTTGGCTCTCTCTTTTCCATATTACATTTGTTGTTTAAGTTTAAAAATAAATATTATTAACCAAATCACGAATACCAACAAAACAACCCATAAAAGGTTGTTATTGTTGTTTTGATTATTCGTTAAATTAGTAGCCATTTTTATTTTTTACCTCTTGGTTTTTTTACTGCGGTTGTTCTTGATTTTCTAACAGGTTTCTTTGGTTCACTACCACTTAATCTTTCTAACTCAGAAAGAATTGCAGGGTCACCGAATTGTGGCATACCTGCTACGTCCTGAAAGTCATCAGTAAAACCACCATTATCTTTTAAATTACTATAAACGCCTTGTTCTTCAGGTTCAAAATAAGCTAACTGCTCTTCTAAATTAGTTTTAGGAGTAGTTCTTTCAGGTTTTCTTCTTGTTCTTCTTACAGGTTCTTGAACAACTTCCGCTATATCGTCTGTGTAAGACACATCGTCTGTTGGTGTTTCGTAAACAGGTGGTCTTTCTTGATATTGTTGTTGAGGTTGAGGCTGTGGTTGAGGTCTTGCGTTATTCATTTGATTTTCTCTCATAGCCATAGTATTTTCTCTTAGAGAATCCAAAATATTATTAGCAGTTTTTCGTAACATAAAAGCTTGTGCGCCTTTTGCAAGTAAATCAGTTCCAAAATAGTACGCTAACAATTGCTCATCAGTCATTCCAATACCACGTTTTTTGAATACACGCAATAATGGTGGTTTTACTTTTTCTTTAAATTCATCGCTTACAAGAAACGCTTCTTTTATACTGTCGTTAAATTCAACTGCAAATTCTTTAATTGGCATTTCTCCTGCTTCTGTTTGAAGTTGGATTGAAGCGTCTATTTCCCCCTCTGCAATTAATTTATCTAATTTACCCTCACTAATTTCAGGTATTTTACCCATATAGAAACAGCCTTTCTCGTAGATGTCTAACGTCATATCAGCCATCATTTCTGCGCCCATAGTTTTTTCCTTGCCGTCTAATTCGTTAAATGAAGGATTAAAGGGTCTTTCGGGTTCAGACGCTTCTTCTTCAGCACTACCGTCAAGGTCAGCGAAACTTGGTCTTTCAAAAGACGGTTCTTCTAATTCGCCCATATCTTGAGCTTCCCCCATTTTGTGTTTTGTGTACGCCCTTTGTTTTACAGGTGCGTCTAAAGGAGAAAAATCATCATTAATAATTTGTGCTTCCTCAATTGTTTCAAAGTTTTCTTGGTTAACCATTTTTAAATAATTTATCTATGTTAGCATTAATTTTATTTATTTTTTCTAAAATCTGTCTATCAGACGGGTGATTTGTGTTTAATCTTAAAATTTCCTGTTTGTACACAGATATTAAAGCATCTGATTTTTTCAAAATATAGGAAATGTTAGAATTATCAAAATTAAGTTTTTTTTGTATAATAAAAGCGCAAACGCCTATTGAAATTCTTCTGTTGTTTTTTCTCTTAGCATCAAAAATATCTTCTAATGATATTTTGAATTCATCACATACTACTTGAACTAATTTTAATGCTTGTTCAATTTGTTCGTGATTTAGTGTTGGGGGATTTTTTCTTGAGTACTTTAAAATTTCAATTAATTTTTCAGCACCCACTATTTGTATTGTCTTGTCCAATTCCTTAAAGACCATAGACACATTATCAGTTTCCTGTTTCATATCTAATCTGTTAAGTATTCGTCAATAATTTTTTTGGTCATATCGAAACCCCACGAAAATACTGCCTTATAACCTTTTGAAGATAGTTTAAGCAAACATTCGTGTTGAAGTTTTAAATGGTCTTTTTGAGATGCTTTAATTGTACCGTCTTTTTTGAAAGGCGTTTCTGTTTTAAGTTCTATAAATAAGCCACAGTAGTTTTTTCGTGGCTCAAGTATTAAAACATCAGGGCATTTAAACCCATTTTTTTGAACGAGTTTATTTCTTCCTGCCTGTCTTTCGGTTAATTTAACAGACGCTATTGTATCTGATAAAAAATCGACATCGGGGTATTGGTAAGATAAATAACGGGCTACCGATTTTTGTAGTTCATATTCTTCGTGCTTCATTGTTGTTGTTTTGTTCTTGGTTGTTAAATTCCGTATTTCTTGGTAAATTCAGGGTGTTTTAAAATTGCTTTCCCTAATTCTCTTCCGCCTTCATTATCGCTTGGGAAGTGATGTCCTAAATAAACTCTGCTATAAGAGATGTCTTCTATTAATTCTTTGCAATACGCATACTCTGTTGGGTATTTATTACCAATAACATTTAGTATTACAATAGCTTGTGTAGTATGTCCTGATGGGTATGAGGGTGTATGAGCAGTAAAGCTCTTATAAGGAAAAAGTTTTAATTTGTAATATTGAGCCAATTGAAATGGTCTTGGTCTTTGATAATGAAATTTTAATTTGTAAATCAAATTTTGAACATCCTTAACTATTTCTGTTACCAACTCCTCAACTTCAATATCTTTTTGTTTAAAAATGCTTGATAATGCTTGAATTAAATTCCTATCGTAAGCCAAATATCTTTTTAGATAATTTTGATTTTCAGGTTGGGAAAGAATCGCTAAACAATCAGCAATTTCATTAAGCTCCTCTTTAACTAATTCCGAATCGTTTTTAGGTATAATTGAATCTTTAAAACTATCAAATAGGTTATCGACCAAACAAGTTCCTTTAATGAAATGTAATTGGTCGTGAGCAGGGTTTCCGTATGTCAAATCATTAAATTCCATATAGGTTTTTTTTTAAGATTGCACTACGCAACTTGTCATAAAGTTATCGTACACTTGTTGCTCTTGCTCTGCCGAACCAAATTTTCTTGTTTCAGCGAATTTAATCCATTTTTCTTTACAACCTGCAATTTTAGGGTCATCTACAGTTTCAATAATTTCAGGTTCTTGAATTTTAGTTGTACCTTCATTAACTATAGTTTCTGCCGTTTTGGGTGGAATAGTATCTGCAAAAGTATTAGGAAAACTTTCAGTTGCAGGATTAAGGACAACATTATTTTTTGTTGCTCTTATAACCATATACCCAACCAAAAACCCAACTCCAAATAAAACTATTTCTCTCTTGTTCATACTTTTTAATTAATTATAAGCCTTTCATACAATTGTCTATTTCATTTTTCTTATAAGCATTTATATCGAAATTTGGAGAACTTACATATTCAGTTACCGCCATTCGTTCTTCAACTTTTTTTGTACAATCCGCCAATTTTGTTTGGTCAACTTTTGGCTCTCCTGAATCCATTGCTCCTTGAGCAATGATTTTTTTAAGTAAATATATAGTTAATAGGTAGCCAACTACTACTCCTGCTCCAAATAAAATTACTTCTCTCTTGTTCATACTTTTTTAATTAAACGGTTCTTGCCATACAATCGTCAAAAACCTGTTTTTTAAATGCTTCAAGTGTTTCAGGATTTGGGATTTTTACAGTTTGCAACTTTAACGCAACCTCTTCGTTACATTTATCAATTTTTGCTTGGTTAACCATTGGCTCTAATGAATCCATTGGCTCTAATGAATCCATTGTTTCTTGAGCGTTATCTTTTGATTTGTTCAAATATCCAACTAAAAGGTAGCCTACCACTACTCCTGCTCCTACTAATATTATATCTCTTGTGTTCATAGTTTTTTGTTTTTATTAATTAAACTGCTCCGCCATTCATACAATTTTCGATAGCATTTTTCTTATAAGCATTTATATCGAAATCTTGAGTAACTTTAAATTGTATTGAAGCCATTCGTTCTTCAACTTTTTTTGTACAATCTGCCAATTTTATTTGGTCAACTGTTGAACCTGTTGAACCCGTTGATGCTTGAGCGTTGTCTTTTGACTTATTCAAAAAACCTACTAAAAGATAGCCTACTACTACTCCTGCTCCTACTAATACTATATCTCTTGTATTCATAATAATTCAATTAAGCTTTTTTTGCCATACAAGCGTCAAAAATATCTTTTTTCATTTTTTCTAAATCAACATTTGAACTAAATTTTGCAGTAGCCATAAAATTTTCTACTTCTTTATTACAAGCATCAATTTTTGCTTGGTTAAGCATTGCCTCTTCTGAACCCATTGTTTCTTGAGCGTTATCTTTTGATTTGTTCAAATATCCAACTAAAAGGTAGCCTACCACTACTCCTGCTCCTACTAACACTATATCTCTTGTGTTCATAGTTACTTTGCTTTATAAACTGTTAAACCTGTTTTGGTTTTTGATGCTACATAAGTTTTACCATTGTAAACAAATGATGCTGAATTACTCTTTTTGGCTTCCAACATTGCTGTGAAATAACCGTTTTGTGCTTTTGCCATAATTTCTATTTTTTAAATAATTTTAATATTCTTTGAACGCTCTTTCCGTCATAAGGCACTTTGCCGTTTAACCACTCTTGTCTTGCTTCACAACCGCAATCTTCTGTAACCGCATCTACAATCGCTTTAATTCCTGTAAATTTAGTAATTTTTGCTACGGTATCGCCTAATCCTTTGCTTTTTTCCATAGTTTTGTTGTTAATGCTTGGTTTATTTTAAATAATCTTTATTTACAATTTGATAAGTCCCATAAACAACAGTAGTTACACCTAATGCAACGCCTACTGCTATAGTTCCTAAAACCGTCACTAAAGCCCCTTTTCCGAAACCATACCCTTTAGAATAAGAGTAAATTGCAAACCCTAAAGGAACTACTAATAAAATTGCTTTGCCGTTATTTGATTCTGTTTTCATAATTGTTTATGTGAAAATATCGTACTTTTTACTTAAATCCGAAACCCTTGTATTAAAAGCGATGTCGTTTTTATACTTTTGATTTGTGTTCGGGTATGTAACCATATATAATACTAAATATGTGTCTTTCAATTCTTGGTCGGTCATTTTATTGTCGGTCAAATCTTTGAATTTTGCGAAATATTCTTTATTTGACGAATCTAACAAATCCATAATCATTTTTCTATAATCACTTGCCGTTTTCTTGAATACAAAAAAATACAATGCAGTACCTACCGCTATTAACGAAAGCGTCCCTATCGCTATTTTAGCTCCTGTTTTCATATTTTTTTATTTAAGTTTTTGAATACTTATTTCCCATTACTTTTTTAACATTGTACTTAACTTCTTCAACATCATCTACCAAATTAAGAAAGTCATCGTTTGGCTTTTTTTCTTCATTTAATTTAGCAATTGCCTTTCTGTAATATGTAATTCCATATATAGAAAATGCAATCAAAAGCCCGAATACAAGCAAACTTTTTAAATCCATTGGTTTTTGCGACCCCATACTTTCAAACACGTCATCGCCACCGCTTGATGGTGCTACTGTGTATGTAGGTGTTATTGCTTGAACGGGTGCTACGGGTGCGGGTGCTACGGGTGCTACTGCTACTTCTGCTTCCATAATATTTTATTTATTAAATTTTTTATATGCTAAATATCCTAAAACCAATACTCCTATTATAAGTAAATTGGTTTTATTTTTTTGTAAAAATGTTTCTCCTGAAGTATCTGTTGTTAATGTTTGTTCAGTTACAACTGAATCAGGAACTTCAAATATTGATTTACCCTCGAATTTAGTACCATCTACCATTGAGGCTTCGGGTGTAGTTATTCTTACCCCGTATCTTGGAGTAGAGCCTGTTTCAACACCTACGCTTTGAATAAATTTTTCCCCCTCAAAAACATCGCCTTTTTTAAACGAATAACTTAACCTCCAATTAGGTATTTTCGGACTATTAGGTTCATCGCTTATAAAATTTGTTCCTTGCGCTTCATAATTTTCTTTAAATATATATTTTGCCATAACTTTTTATTTATTAAATTTTTTATATGCTATATAGCCTAAAACCAACACTCCTATTATAAGTAAATTGGTTTTGTTTTTTTGTAAAAATGTTTGTGTAGTATATCTTGTTAACAAAGTTTCTTTAGAAGTTAATGGCGTGGAATCATCTACTTTTTCCGCATTATCTCCAATAATATATGTGCCGTCTTCAAAAAAAAGATACGGTGTCATTCTTACTCCACGTCCGCCACCACCCGTTTTTACTACTTCAACAACATCTCCATCTAAAAGAGTACCAACTACATCAGTACCTATATCTCCAAAAACATCTTTTTTATTTGGATTTTCTTTAAGAATACTTGCAAATCTTTTAACTTTATACCTTGCCATAACTTTTACTTTTTTAACGCTCTAACAATTAATAAAACACCTGCCAAGCCACCTAATCCTGCGTAAGCAAATTTATGTTTTTGTAAGTGCTGAACAAATTTACTCTTTTTAGAAGCAACTACTTGATTAGTATTATTTTGAGCGTTATCTTTTGGCTTTCCTCCACCTGAAGTGATTACTACTTCATCAAGAGCAAATATGTCTTCTTTAAGTTTTATTTTCTTACCTTGAAGTTCACTCGCTTTAAAAAATTGAGGAACATAACCAAGATATGAAATTTTAAATTGAGAATCAGGCATAATGGAAGCATCATCAATCACAAACTTACCGTCTATGTCAGCTTCATCTCCAAATTTTCCTGCTCTATCACCTGTTGTAATGGTTATGTTAGCCAAACCCATTGGCAAACCATCTATGTCTAAAACTTGTCCAAATATTTTCATTATCCTTTACCTCCTTTAATTCTTTGTATCGTGTACCAATTTACAATAGCACCTAATGTAAAAGAAACAATACCTACTATTACAAAAATTGTAGATAAGTGCTGATGAATTTGTTTATTCACGTCCTTTTGTATTTTTTCGTCAACTTTACCGTTTTGAGATGCTTCTTGACTATTATTTACTGCGTCTATCATAATTGTAATAAAATAATGTTAACCCTGCTACAATTGATAATATACCAACTGCAATATAATTTTTATATGCTTTAATTGCTAAACTAATACTACCCTCGTTAAACCACTCTTTTGGCAACTCTTTTAAAATTGTTTTCTTAACCTCCCAAACTCTTAACTTTCCATCTTTTACATTTTGAAAAGCAGGGTTTGCTCTGTAAATTTGTCCTGCTGTAAGACCACCTCCTTGTATAATCCAATCATCAGGCTTACCAACTGCTAAAGGAAAAAATGTAACGAAATATGTGTCAGTATAACTTTTTATTTTTCCTGTATATGCTTTGTAATATTCGTAAACCAAATCTAATTGTTCAGAATAATCCATTTTGGCAATATCTGACATAAAGTATTGCTTACCGTTAATAGTTTTATAATTTTTACCACTGTCAGGGCAAAACTGAATAAGACCATAACAACCAATATTATTTCCTTTTGAAGGGCTAAATGTTCTTGCGCTTTCAAAGTACATAATCGCCATCAACCAATTAGGGTCAATGCCTATTTTAGCTGAAATTTCAGATACTTTTTTAACAAAACCACTTCTATAAGAAGCAGGTACTTTATTTTCGTATATTAAAGCCATTTACCATAATATTTTATCCGCATACCAACCATTTGTTCCCTTCTTATGACGGTCTTCTTCGTGACGTTGTTTATACAATTTTCGTCTTTCCTTAGCATACCCTTTTGGGTATTCGCCTTTTTTTTCTTTCTCCATATAGGTTGGGTAATCATTCATACCTCTTGCACCTATTGAAGCTACTTTTTCACCATCTTGAAAAACATCAATTTTTTTAAGCAAGTTTTTTGAGGGTTTTATTTCAACCCCCAACTTTTTTGCTTGTTCTTTGGAATATGGTAAAATTTTGTACGCCATTACTTTGCTCCACAACCACAACCGCCACCACTTGCGCTATAAAAGCCTTCTTGGTTCTTTTTTGGTTTTTTATAAAAAGCAAACAAAGCAATAATGCCTACTAAGGCTAAACCACCAATAATATACTCTTTTTTCATAATTTTTTAATTTTGTGTTTCTAAAGCTATATGGTAAAATATTATAAGCCATTTGGTTAAATATTATGATATATTATCAAACACAAATGTTTGTTTTTCATCATCATACCTAAGACTTTTTAATTCTTCTTCACTAAAATTTCTTCTATAAAAACCTTTTACTATTTTTCCGCCACTTGGTTTTCCTACTTTAAGGTATCTTTTTAATTTTTTTACTTTATCTCCCTCTCTTGATTTACTTGAGTTTGTATTACCTTCAATAGTTTCGCAATAATTTGTTTCTTCGTCTAAAATTTCAACAATAATTCCTGTATGACCATTTCCTACTATTCCTTGACAAAAAACATCTCCTACTTGTAGTTTACCACTTGTAAAAGCAATATACGTTTTATCTCCTCTTTTATTTAAGTTTTGTATATTTAAAAAATTTTGAACTGCGCCTCCACCTAAATTTTTCGACAACCACTCTTTATCAAAGGAAAATAATTCCATCAATATTAATTTAACATAATAACCACACCAAGCTTGACTTGATTGCCAACCAACGCTTCTCATCATTAGTTCAAAAGATTCATCTACAAATCCAACATTCTGTCGTTTTTTAACTTGTTTTTCTAATTGATTAGAAAAACCTCTAAAATCCAAAAAACCTAAAAGTTTACCAAATAAATTTGAAAATAATGGAGTAGGTTTTATTTCAGGATTACTACCATTGCCATTAGTTGTTTGCATATTTTACTCTATTATTGGATTATTAAAAACATCATAATCTTCAACTGTTTTCTGAAGATTCTTTCTATAAATTTCAGTAATCTTTTTTTGATGATTTCTTGTAAGATACATAGTCAAAGCGAAGCCACCGATAGCAACTGTTGTAATGCCTACAATTAACAATATTTTTTTTCCGTTACTCATTTACGCAATTTTTCATTAAATTCCCGTTCTGTCGCCAAAATATTTAACTTGCTTCCAACCTTTTGGACAATCAGGGTTAACTTCACTATAATTGAAGATTACAGACCCATTTTCTTGTCTTTTAGCACACCATCTTCCACCTCTTTCCAATTTTTGTCTTGTTCTTCCATCCATACTAAAAAAACCTTCTGAATTTCTCTTTGGTTTTTTAAACAAAGAAATTAATGCGATAGTACCTACTATAGCCAAACCGCCAATTAAATAACCTTTTTTCATAATAATATTTAGTTTATTGTTAATGTTTTTTTTAACAAATCAATAAATATAGTTAGTTGTTGTTTGTTGTTTCTTGTTTAAACACCAATAATAGCTACTAATAATAAAATTTTTGCCCTTTGGTCATTTATCTTCTTTTTCCAAAATAATTAATTGCACCTGCTGAAAGTATTAATAAAGCACCCCCTACAACTAAACCACCCCAACCAATTCCTGATTTTTTTTTAGGTTCAGTCATCGGTTCAGCTTCAAGCACTTCATTTTCTATTGATTCTTTCTGCTTTAATTCTTCTCCTTTTTTTGTTTCAACTGTTTCTGTTTTATTTTCAGAATTATCAGTCGATTTTTGTTGCTCTAATCTTCTTTTTTCTGCCTCTGCTTTATTTCTTGCAAGTTGACGAGCTTCTGCTTCTGCTTTATTTCTTGCAAGTTGACGAGCTTCTGCTTCTGCTTTATTTCTTGCAAGTTGACGAGCTTTTGCCTCCGCTTCTTTTTTTATCTCTGCTTCTGCTCTGTTTCTTTCAAGTTGACGGGCTTTTGCGTCCGCTTCTCTTTTTTTAGCAACAAGTTCAGACAAATCTTCTCTTAAATCATCTTGAGTATCAGAAATGAAATCAACGATTTCTTCTAATTTCTCTTGCGATACCTCTGTTGGATTTTCATTATGCTCCTCTCTTGCTGTCGCTAATTTTTCGTTCAGTTTGTTTAAACCGTCTAATCTTTTTGCAATTGAAGCAGGTACTTTGTTGTCCAACGCTCTTAATAAATCATTAATTGTTTCCATAGTTTTATAATAAAATAAAGTTAATTTTAAGCACAAATATAATAAAAAATTGATAAGCAAATATTTAACGCCTTGTTTTTATTTTAAACGCTTTTTCTCAAATCCTGTAAAAGATTTTCTGCAATCATTTTTTGACCTGTTCCTGTCGGGTGTATTGCATCTGAGGTGTATTTGCTTGAAATATTAAATTTTGGTATAATTGTCGCATTTTTAATAGTACTTCCTATTGAATCTTGAAATTCAATATATCTATTTTTTAGTTTAATCATTCCTGCTTTAGTAGGAACATATTTTGTTGGGACTAATTTATTTTCATCCATAAAAATTCTTGTATCATACCCTGTAATTACAAACGGCTCTCCACCTTTACTTTTAATCAAATCGACCATTTTTTGAATGTTTTGTAATGCTTGTTTAATTGTTGTAGAACTAAACATATCATTAACTCCACCGTAGATGTAAACTCTGTCGTAATTATTGGTTTTTAATTTTTCTATCAGATTTTCTAACATCCAATCAGTTCTTTTACCTCCTATTGCCAAAACGTCAACTTTAACCCCTTTAGGCTCTAATTCTTTTCTTATAATGTTTGGATAGGTCGAAGTAACAGCTTGTCCGTTATATTCGATTGCAGTAATAGAATCCCCAACAAAAAGAACGCTACCGACAGGTTGCGCCTTTTTGCCGAAAAATTTCTTTATTGTAAAATAAATTATAGTTGCTCCTATCAATGTGCTTACGGTATAAAATAATTTCTTGTTCATATTATTTTTTTAATTGTGCAAATGCTCTTTTTTTTGCATCAATCCAACTCTCCCCATCCTTACGGATTTTTTAGCTAAATCGTTTGCTTTTTTAAGTATTTCAGCACCACTATTTACTTTTTTATCTGCTACTTTACCCCTTATTGATAAGAAGCAGGGTCTATTTCAGAAATATTAATTTTTTGTGGCGCAACTCCTGTTCCTATTTTGTTTGCATCAATCACCATCAAAATATCTGAAATTTGGTTAATTACAAAAACTGATTTTCCGTTTTTAGTGGTAACAATCATATCATCTAAATTTGGATATTTTTTACTTGAGCTTTTTAAAGCACTACCAAAAAATCCTCCAAACGCTTTGCTATCAGTCTGCATTGCTTTTACTTTTCCTGCAACTTTGTCCCCAACCTCTTTTGCTTCTTCTTTTGAATAGTATTGTCCATACTCCTCTTGGTATTTGCTTTGTACAGGTTTACCCTCGTATTGTTTAGCAACTTTTGCCGAAAGCTTATCAAAGTTTGAGATTTTACCTCCGCCTTTAAACATTCCTGTTTCCATAAACTTTTTAAACTTCGCCAACGCTTTTTCGTGTTGCTCTGTAACTACTTTATCAGTAAGTCTTTTTGGTTTTGAAACTTCTAAAGTATGATTAGGGTCTTGGTACATCGTGTATATGAACATTGAAATTCCTTTACTTCCTGTTGCTTCAGTTTTTCCACCTTGAGCAGAGGAAACTAAATTTCCGCTATAAGTTTTTATAGTAGATAATCTCCAATCGTAACCATTAAAGTTATCGATAGTGGTTTCAGCTCTCCAACTACCTCTCATATCTTTTCTGATTTCAGTTGTGCCAATTTTAGGCTCTGATTTTCCTGAAGAAGTAGGCGTTGCTTTATTTGAAAAAACATAAATCTCATTGTTCAAATTATCTAAAATTTCTCTTTCTCCTGCTGATGCTACATACTCTCCGCTTTCATAAATATCAAAAGCAAACTTTTTCTTGTTGTATTTTAAAACTAAATCTATTTTAGGAAGATTACCCAATTTTGGTGCGGTAATTTTTATTTCTGAACCGTCTTTAGGCAAATCTTCAGAAGTAAATTCTTGTTTAGACACAATCGGTTCAGCATCTTTTTTAACCCAATACCCGTTTGCAGGTTTAATTTTGCTTCCGTCTTTTAATTCAACCTCAACAACATCACGTTTAGGAATGTAGTTTGCTTTTGAAGTTAAATCTCCACCATCAGATAGTATATTAGCACTATTTAAAACATCAGCACCCTTGTAGATAACTTCTTTGCCATTACGTTTTAATGTAACGGTTTTGATGTCTGCGTGGTCAATGTATTTTTTAAGAGTTCCGCCTTTAGCATAAACATCATTCATAAATCCGCCGTCAGCAAACAAAAACTTAATGTTTTTCATTAATTCAAAAGTTGTTAAATCTTGATTGTATTCAGCTTTTCGTTTTAAATTAGAGTAAAAGTTATTAGCAAATTCAACAGAAAGTTGTGGCGATTGAGTGAAATCTTTTGGTAATCCTTTTGTGCCGTATCTTCCTATTTCTCCCTCATATATAAAAACGTGCCTGTTATTATTAAACCCATTACTAATTCCTATCGTAAATTTGCCTATTTGTTCTTCTTTGAAAATTATTGTTTTACCAAAAGAATTTTCAAAAGTTCTAACCTGACCGCCGTCAGCGTAAACATCATTCATAAATCCGCCGTCTTCAAAATCATAATTGTCGTAAAATTCCATTACTTGTTTGATTGTATAATATGGTTTTAAATCTATATAACCATTACCCATACCCCCCATCACAGTATCACGTTTTGGCTCTTTTGTTCTTTCAATAATAAAACCTGCTTTTTCTAAATCTGTTACAATTTTATTAAAATCAACTTCATCAATTTTGTATGTATTTATAGTTCCATTTTCAAGATTATCTATAAGATTATAACCTTTACTTGCAGTTGATGCACCTCTTATTCTATTTGCTTCTTGAACTGATGCTTTTATGTTATTGTCCCTCATAACTTTTTTAATAAGTTTAGGATTAAATACAAGTCTTTTTAGACGGGTTAAATCTTTTCTTGCGTCTTTAAACCTTTCATAAAAGTTTCTGTCAAGTATGGAATAAAGATAATAGTCCGAAAAACGCTTATTTTCAAATCTTTCTTCTAAACTTCTTTGAATAAATGCTCTTTTAAGAGGTTGAAACTCTTCCCAAGTTAGTTGTTTTCCTGAACTGCGTAATGAGTCAGATAATGCTTTATAATCATCATTAACAACTCCGTCAGCATAAACATCATTCATAAATCCGCCGTCAGCAAATTTTCTTTGTTTAATCATAATCGCTTGAAAAACACGATACTCTTCTCCTTTATTAAAGTCTTCCCAATTTTTGTAATCAGTTCCATAATCATTGTTGAAATCAGATATAAACTCTTCTACTTCTTCAGGAGAATATCTTTCAGGAAGAAAATCAGGGTCGTCTAATTCTCTATAAACAAATGCGTAAGGAACATATTCAAAATTTTTAGTCGCACCACCTTTAGCGTAAACATCATTCATAAATCCGCCGTCAGCAAAAGTTTCTTTTTCAATCCAATGATTAAGTGTGTCTAAATCAATTTCATCAAGAAAATAAGTTAGCCTATTATCTCCCGCATAATTTGCGTTTGGATATAGCGAAATTCCTCTTCTACCATTTCTATCAATTATTTCTCCACTTACTTTTGTACCGTCTAAAATAAAACTTGCAGGTGTTCCAACTTCAAAAGTATATGGTTTCCACTCATCAAATGTCATTTGTTTTACAACTCCAACGCTAAAATTTTTAACTCTTACCAACCTGTCTTTATAGTTTGCCGAAATTACCTCATAGGGTATTCTGTCTATTTCTCCGTATTTAAAAACTTTTTCGGGTGCGCTTACAACTTTAGTAATAGTTTCCTTTTGATACTTTCTATAAGGTTTAAATTTTGCCAATACATCTTTGTAGATATAATTACGACTTATCATTTCTTTTAACGTACTGTAATACATATTACCCTCGAAGTCGCCTTTATAGTTAGGTTTTATTTTATCCCAAATTTCTTGTATTTTTTTCTCTCTTGCTTTTTCAATTTGAAAACGAGTATTTTTAGTTGGGCGTGGTATTAAATCTTCATTTGTTACTCCTGAATCAATCATAGCGTTCAATATACCTATAACGCCTTTAATATTAGTTCCACCCCATTTAGCCAATATACTCAAAGTTTCTTCTAAATCCATAGGAATAAAACCAATTCCGCCACCGTCAGCATATTCCAATATTTCAGAATTGTTGTAAATCTCATTCAACGTTTCTCTTTTTTCGATTATTCTTAAACCATACTTTTCATTATAAATTTCTGAATATATTTTTTT